AACGTTTCGCTAATCTATCTCGTGCTCGTGACGCAAAAGCAGAAGATGGCACAGGAATCTACTATAAAGAAGTTATCAACCAGCGTTCAAACTGGCTTTGGTGGGCTTCTCATGTAGACAACATGACTTCTGCTGGTGGTCTTGCAACATCAACGTTTACAAATAGCGATGATTTACCAACAACAGTTTCAATGTCTGGTGGTTCAAATGGTTCTGCACCATCAAACGCTCAGTTGATTGCTGGTTACGACTATTTCAAATCTGCTGAAGATGTTGATGTATCACTTATTCTTGGTGCTGATGCAGATGGAACAATTGCTACATACATCATTAATAATATCTGTGAGACTCGTAAAGACTGTATCGTTTGTCTTTCACCAGAAGCTGCTGATGTTGTTAATAACAGCACATATGCTGGTAAAGAAGCAGAAGATATCATTGCTTTCCGTAACACACTTCCATCAAGCTCATATGCTGTAATGGATGGTGCTTGGAAGTATCAGTACGATAAGTACAACGATGTTTACCGTTATGTTCCAATGAACGGCGATACTGCTGGTCTTATGGTTCGTACAGATACAACTCGTGACCCATGGTTCTCACCTGCTGGATTCAATCGTGGTAATGTAAAGAATGTTGTTAAACTTTCTTTCAACCCTAAGAAAGCAGAACGTGATGTACTATACAAAGCTGGTGTTAACCCAGTAGTTACATTCCCAGGTCAGGGAACAGTACTCTTCGGTGATAAGACACTGCTTGCTAAACCAAGTGCATTTGATCGTATCAACGTTCGTCGCTTATTCATTGTTCTTGAGAAAGCAATCTCTACTGCTTCTAAGTTTACATTGTTTGAGTTCAATGATGCATTTACTCGCTCACAGTTCCGCAACCTCGTTGAACCATTCCTTCGTGATGTTCAAGGTCGTCGTGGTATCTTTGATTTTCGTGTAGTTTGTGATGAAACGAACAATACTGGCGAAGTCATTGACCGAAATGAGTTCATTGGTGATATTTACATTAAGCCAGCTCGTTCAATCAACTTTATTCAACTTAACTTCGTTGCAGTTCGCACTGGGGTTGATTTTGAAGAAGTTGTTGGGCAATTCTAATATAAATAGATAAAAGGATTTAGGAGAATAACATGGCTTTTAGTGTAACAGAATTTCAAGGACAGATGCAGTTTGGTGGCGCTCGTCCATCACTGTTTGAAGTCAATATCACCAACCCATTCAACTCATCTGCTGATGATAAAGTTCGGTTCATGTGTCGTGCAGCACAGATTCCAGCTTCAACCGTTGGTGTAATCCCTGTACCATACTTCGGTCGTCCAGTAAAGTTTGCTGGCAACCGTACATTCGAACCTTGGACAGTAACAATTCTCAACGATGAAGACTTTGCGGTACGCAGTACTCTTGAAGAATGGCATCAAAACATCAACACTACGGTTGGTAACGTTCGCCAAGCTGGTGCTGGTCCTGAAGCATATAAGTCACAGGCTTCTGTCATTCATTACGGCAAACAAGGTAATATTCTTCGTGAATATAAGTTTGTTGGTATGTTTGTATCAAATATTGCAGCAATTGATCTTGATTGGTCAAATGAAGGTCTGGAAGAATTTCAGGCAACATTTGAATATGATTACTTCACAGTTGACAATGCTTCTGAGTTTGGTATTGCTATCAATACTTAATTCATAAATATAATAGTTCTATGGAAAAGGGAGCTTCGGCTCCCTTTTTTGTTTTTCAAATTATTATAAATAATAGAAATAACTTTACAGTATGGGGATAACTAATTATGGCTGAACTTTTTGGCTTCACCATTGCCCGCAAAAAACAAGAAGATCAACAAGAAAACCTTCCATCAATCGTATCACCAACTCAAGAAGATGGTGCTATTGAGATTGCGCCTGGGGGTGCTTATGGTACGTATGTTGATCTTGAGGGCAAAGCAAAGAACGAAGGCGAACTTGTAACCAAGTATCGTCAGATGGCTCTTCAACCTGAATGTGATTCAGCTATTCAAGATGTTGTTAATGAAGCGATTGTAGTCACAGAAGATTCTGGACCAGTTGAAATTGTTCTTGATAAACTTGACTATCCTGAAAATATTAAAAAGAAAATACACGAAGAGTTTGAAGCAATTATCAAATTGCTTGACTTTAATAATAATGCTTATGATTTATTTCGTAAATGGTATGTTGATGGTCGTCTTTATCATCACATTGTTATTGACGAAAAGAATCCACGTCAAGGTATTAAAGACCTTCGTTACATTGATCCTCGTAAAATTCGTAAGATTAAAGAAGCACTCAAAGAAAAAGATGCTAGAACTGGTGCTACAGTTTTCAAAGGCATGAATGAATATTATCTTTATAATGCTGGTGGTGTTAATTCATCTAACCAAGCACAAGGTGTTAAGATAGCAAAGGATTCTATTTCATATTGTCACTCAGGTTTGCTTGATGAACGAAACAGTATGATTTACTCGTATCTTCATAAAGCAATTAAACCGCTCAATCAGTTACGTATGCTTGAAGATGCTGTTGTTATCTATCGTCTTGCTCGTGCTCCAGAACGCCGTGTGTTCTATATTGATGTTGGTAACCTTCCTAAGATGAAGGCTGAACAGTATATGCGTGATATGATGGTCAAACATAAGAATAAACTTATCTATGATGCATCGACTGGTGAAGTTCGTGATGACCGTAAGTTCATGACAATGCTTGAAGACTTCTGGCTCCCAAGACGTGAAGGTGGTCGTGGCACTGAAATTACAACACTTCCAGGCGGTCAAAGCCTTGGTGAAATGGAAGATGTTGATTATTTCCGTCGCAAACTTTATAAGTCATTGAACGTTCCGATTACACGTATGGATGCTGAGAATCAATTTAATCTTGGTCGTGCTTCAGAGATTACTCGTGATGAGTTAAAATTCAATAAGTTTGTTATGCGTCTCCGTAATCGATTTTCAATTTTGTTCAGTGATTTACTTGAGATTCAATTAGCACTCAAAGGTGTTATCACTCGTGGTGAGTGGAAAGAAATGAAACAAGATATTTATTATGATTTTCAAGAAGACAATCACTTTACCGAACTGAAAGAGACGGAGATTATGCAAGGTCGATTGCAAATTCTCGGCGAGGTTGATAATTTTGTTGGTAAGTATTTCTCTGAAGATTGGATTCGTAAAAATGTTCTTCGTATGACTGAAGAAGAAATCAAAGATGAACAGAAACAGATTGACAAAGAAGCTGATGAAGCACCAGACGAAGAAGAAGAAACTCCAGTTGAAGAACAATTGAAGATTGAAGACCAAACAGAAGAATTTATCCCAGACAAAAATATTTCTGAAGAAGAAAAAAAATTAGTTGAAAGTATGACAAGGTTCATGAGTTCAATGGTCGACGACGACAAGGAATAAACTGCCATGAAGGCAACCGTCGAGAACGCCAAACTACTCGCTACTCTCCTAGCAGTAATACAAAAAGAAAATAGCAAGGCTAAAGACTCGCTATACGAACAACTGTATGCTGCTCTCCAAGAAGATATTGATAGTCAGTCAGGCGTAAAATTACTCCAAATTGAAGGAATAGAAGACCCTATTCCTATTCAAGTATTCCGTGGCGACAAAGGTGATGTTGGTCCGCAGGGTGAACGTGGGTTAATCGGCGAACAGGGCGAACGTGGCGAACAGGGTATTCAAGGTGTTCAGGGTCCACAAGGTGATCCTGGTCGTATTGGTCCACAAGGTTTACAAGGTGATAAAGGTGACCAAGGCGAGAAGGGCGACAAAGGTGATGCTGGTCGTGATGGGCAAGACTTTGATTCTTCTCAACTTGAAAAGAAGTTTACAGAACTTTACGATAACTTTGTAAGACAAATTTCAGCACAAGTCACTCGTATGGCATATGCCCGTGGCGGCATGGATATGTCTGGTGGTGGAGGTGAAGTTCGTTTAGAGTTTCTTGATGATGTTAATCGCAACTCTGCGAAACAAGATGGCCATTTTCTAAAATGGGATTCTGCTTCTGGTAAATGGATTGGTGATGCAGCCAATAACTTTACCACAACAATTACCACACAAGATATTATTCCAGCAATAACGAATACGTATTCGCTCGGTTCAAATACACATAACTGGAAAAGTTTGCATCTAAGTGCTAACACCATGTACATTGGTGGTGTTGCAATTAGTGCAGACAAAACATTAGAAACTCTGAAAATTGGTGTTAATGGTAAAGCACAAGTACTTGTTACAAATGCATTTATTACAAGTACATATATGTCAAACACTGACACAAGAGCTTTCGTTCTTGACGAAGTTGCAAAAGTTGTAAATGCTGCTCCAACCGCTCTCAATACACTTGTTGAAATATCTACTGCACTTGGTGGTGATGCTAACTTTGCTAATACTATTACAACGTCAATTAATAGTAAAGCATCAAATGCATATGTAAACGAATTATTATCAAATACCAATGCTCAAATTGCAACTATCAATACTACGCTTGATACAAAAGCAACGAATACTTATACACAATCGGTTGGTATTAGCTCCGCTACGTTTACCGAAGCAAACAATACCATTACATTTTTACGACCAGATGCTTCTGAACTCAAGTTACAAATTAATGCATCGGGTGGTGGGTCAGGTAACGGTGATGTATCTAATGCTTATCTAACATCTACATACGTTGCAAATACAGAGTTTCAGAGAGTACTTGCTAATACAAATGCCTATATTGCATCTGTTGTTTTAAGTGGAAACACTACAACAATTTCAAACGCAAATGGTAGTACTGGCACTTCTCTCATTGCAAATAATATAAATAGTAACGTATCATTAAAGCGAATCAAAGCTGGAAGAAATATTGAAATTGAAGAAGTTGACGGCGACATTATTCTAACTGCTATTCCGCAAGTTGATTATGGTTTTATTTCCAACGATTATGGTTCTATTTCAAATCCACCAACAGATGGCTCCGTCGATTATGGAACACTATAAATGGCTCAAGAAGTAAGATTAAGAAGAGGTACGGCAAATCAACATTCTACCTTCACAGGCGCTGAAGGTGAAGTTACTGTTGATACCACCAATGACACTATTCGTGTTCATGATGGTTCTCTTGCTGGTGGCCATCGTCTTGCTAAGTATAGTGAATTAGTTGAT